CGTTTTCTACGTACTCTTGCACGCANACAATCACCGGTGCCCCGACCCAGATGTCGATCCATGTTTACTCCGGCATCGGACACATCGACGTGCAGGGGTGTTGGCTCGCCCTCACCCCCACACCCGGCCGCGCGTGCTGGGGCGGTGAGGCCTACTTCACGTGTGACGTCGACCTGCACACCATTAGCGCCGAGGGATGGCCGACGGAGGCAGGGGAGGTGTCTCTGGTCTACACTCCGGGGCAGGTTGAAAGCATGCCCCGGTATCTGATCTCGGCGTCCGAAATCGGCATCAAGGGATGGGATTTCTTAGTCAGTTTTGACGATACGATGACCTTCTTCGTACACAGCGAAGTCCCCGACTTCTACTCATCTGACCCACTCACCTGGGAGCCTCGACCATATGAGCTCCGCGTGCGGTGGGGCGACGGGATTGTGTCGTTCTGGCGCGATGGGGTCCTAGTCGGCACGCGCACGATGACGCAAGCACCTAAGGGTGTGCCATCGACTGCTCTGATTGGTAGTGCAGGGGGAGTGTTAAATGCAAACGGCTCCATCTCCTCCCTCCGCGTAAGGAGTCTCAAATGACCTGCGGGAGGGCTTGGATGCNTGCCCGAGGTGTGGCATGACTTGGGCCCTGAGTGAGAACGAACTGGACGTGGTGTGTCGTAGAGGGCGCAGATGACCGAAGATCTCGTCGGCAAGCTTCTCGTGGCGGCGGTGGGGGGGGGATTTGCCGTCTTGACCGCGGTCGTGGGCTTTTTTGCGAAACGGCTCGTCCAGCAGCAGGACCGGCACGCCGATATCCTCGGGCGGCACGACCGGCAGCTCGTCGCGCTAGACACGCGAGTCCAACACCTGGAGCAATCGCGTGCCAAGACGCGCGTCTCCTGACGATGAATTTGTCGGCCGAGTGTAAATCCTGCGTCAGCCTGTGAGTATGAGCCGGCGCAGGCAGAGGGGCATCGAGCATCCGAGCCGTCTGGACGCGCGGCAGCGCCTCTTCGTCGAGGCATACCTCGCCGATCCCGAGATGGACGCCGAGCGCGCGGCCGCAAAAGCTGGTTATATCGACGACCCGAAGCGCTGGGCGAAGCGGCTCCTGAAGAACCCGGCGGTCAAGGCCGCGATCGAAGAACGCATCGAGCAGCGGATGAACCGCCTGGAGATCGATCAGGACTACGTCCTCAAGCGGCTCATGCAGATCGCGGATGCGGATCCGCGGAAGGCCTTCCATCCTGACGGCCGCATCAAGTCGATCCACGAGCTGGACGACGACCTCGCGGCGGCGATCCAGGGCATCGACAGCGTNGAGGTCCGCGCGGACGAGGAAAGCCGTGTGGAGATCAAGAAGCTCCGCCTTTGGGACAAGCTCAAAGCGCTGGAGCTCCTCGGCAAGCATCTCGCGATGTTCACGGACCGGGTCGAGGGGACGCGAGACACTACGATCGTGGTGATCGACCCCTACGCCGGGGAAGTGGAGGACGACGAGGAGCCGCCGGAGGCGTACACCTTCGACGAGAGGGAGGGCGATGGGGGCTAAGGTGATCGCCCTGCCGTTTCGGCCGAAGCCGCATCAGCGTGCCGCGCACGCGCTCATGCAGAAGGCGCGCTTTGTCGTGCTCGTCTGGCACCGACGGGCGGGCAAGACCATGTTCGCCGTGGCGACGCTCTTCCTCCGGGCCCTACAATGCAAGCGCCCGCGCGGTCGCTACGGATACATCGCGCCCTTCCTCAACCAGGCGAAAGACATCGCCTGGCAATACTTCCTGATGTTCGCGGAGGCGATTCCGGGCTCGGCGGTCCGCGTCGAGGAACTCTCCGTCACCTTGCCCAACGGAGCGCGGATCCGTCTCTACGGCGCCGACTATCCAGACCGCATCCGTGGCGGGTATTTCGACGGCGTCGTACTCGACGAGGTCGGCGATATGCGGGCAAACGTGTGGGGGGAGATCGTGCGCCCGATGCTGGCCGACCGCAGCGGNTGGGCGCTCTTCATCGGAACGCCNAAGGGNATCAANCTGTTCTCGGATCTGTATTTTGCCGCCCTGGAGGGCCGGCCGGACTGGGCGTGCGATCTTCGGCGCGCCTCCGATACCGGGATGATCCCGGAGGAGGAGCTTCGCCAGATGAAGCTCGACATGTCGCCGCAGGAGATCGCCCAGGAGCTCGAATGCGACTTCCAGGCGGCACAGGAAGAGCGCCTGATCAGCCTCTCCGACGTTCTGGAGGCGCAGAAGCGGGAGGTCGGGCGCAGGGAGTACGAGTTCGCGCCGAAGATCCTCGGCGTGGACGTGGCGCGCGAGCCGCATGGCGATCGCTCCGTCGCCCAGCCTCGCCAGGGCCTCGTGGCACGCAAGCCGGAGATCTGGCGCATCCCCGATCTGATGGACGTGGCCGACCAGGTGGCCCGCATCGCGGAGCGCTGGAAGCCGGACGCGATCTTCCTCGACTACTCGATGGGCGCTGGGGTGGCTGACCGTCTCGCGAAGCTGGGCTTCGGAGACATCGTGAACCTCGTCCACTTTGGCGGAGCTGCGCTGGATCCCCGCTTCAAGAACCGCAGAGCCGAGATGTGGTGGCACATGGCGCAGTGGCTTAAGAACGGCGGGTGCCTGCCGCGGATGAAGGAGTACCAGGCCGAGCTGCCGGCGCCGCGGTGGATCCGCAAGACGGACACGGGCAAGGCGCAGCTCGAACCGAAGGAGGAAATCAAGAAGCGCCTTCGGTTCAGTCCCGACGTGGCCGATGCCTTGGCGCTGACCTTCGCCGCCCCGGTCCACCCTCGGCATGAGCAGCNGCCNGAAGACTCGTGGGCGGCCAAATCCCGCCACTACGACTACGACCCGTTCACCTACGCGGAGGTGTCCTGATGCCCACGCGCAAGGACTACCTCAAGCGAAAGGAACAGCTCTGGAACGAGCTTGGGACGTGGCTAAGCCATTGGAAGGAGATCTCCGAGCAGTTCGCGCCCCGGCGGTTNCGGTGGGCTGGAAACACGGGCGAGCAGAACCGAAGCCGTCGCAACGACAAGATNATCAACAGCACGCCACGTCGGGCCCTGCGGAATCTACAGGCGGGGATCTTCTCGACCTCGACCAACCCNACGCGGCCGTGGTTTAGGCTGACGACCTCGGACCCGGACCTCGCCGAGTATGGGCCCGTTCGCGAGTGGCTGTACCTGGTCGAAGAGCGGCTNCGTTGGCTGCTTCTGCGCTCGAACCAGTACAACGTCCTCTACTCTCTCTTTGGCGATCTGGTGACGTTTGGCACGGCGCCGGCGTTCATCGACGATGACGACGAAACGTTCGTCCGGGCCTACCTCCTCACGCCCGGAACCTACGCTTTGGCGGCGTCGCCTCGCGGCACGATCGACACCGTCTATCGATCGATCCAGATGACGGTCGAGCAGGTCGTGCGGATGTTCGGCTACCAAGCCTGCACCGAACGGACGCGGCGAAACTACGACCAGGGCAACTANGACGTCTGGATCGAGATCCTCCACGTCGTCGAGCCGAACCGTGAGCGCGACCCGTCGCGCGCCGGTCCCGCCGGGATGGCCTATCGCTCCGTCTGGATGGAAGTGGACGCGCCCGACGACGCGGGCTTCCTGCGCGTTTCCGGATACGAAGAGTTCCCGGTCGTCTGCCCGCGGTGGGACGTCATTGGGACGGACGTCTACGGGATTTCTCCAGCGATGGATGCGCTCGGCGACTGCCGCCAGCTCCAGCACCTCGAGAAGCTCCTGGCCCAGGTGGCGCAGATTCTGCGCTTCCCTCCGATGGTCGGGCCCAGGACGCACGCAGGGCGCCGGATCTCGCTTCTTCCGGGCGACTTCACGCCTACCGACATCGTGGCGGCGGGCGATGGGGTTCGTCCGGCGATCCCGATCCTTCCGCAGGCTGTGGCGGAGCTGCGGGACGCAATNGAGCGCGTCGAACAGCGGGTCGCGAACACGCTGTTTGCGGACCTGTGGACGACGCTGACCGACAACNANAAGGAGATGACGGCGACCGAGATCCTGGAGCGGANTCAGGAGCGNGCGCTTCAACTCGGGCCTGTGGTCTTGCGCCAGCAAAACGAGCTTCACGATCCTCTGATTGAGCGCAACTTCGCGATCGCGCATNGGCGCGGCCTCATTCCTCCGGCGCCCGAGGAGCTTCAGGGGCAAGAATTGAAGGTCGANTACATTTCCGCGCTCGCCCAGGCGATGCGGATGATCGGCGTCGCCAACGTCGAGCGGTACGCCAACGCGGTGATCAGCGTCGCCCAGGCGAAGCCTGAAATGCTCGACAAGTTCGACGGCGACCAGTTCGTGGATGTCCTGGCCGAGATTCTCGGCGTGCCCCCGAACCTCGTGGTTNCCGACGACCNAGTGGTTTCGATTCGCGAGCAGCGGGCGCAACTCCAGCAAGCGCAGATGCAGGGCGAAGCGATGCTCGCGCTAGCCAAGGGCGCTCGTGACATGGCCGGTGCGAAGCTCGGCGAAGACAACATGCTCCGTCGTCTGGTGGAGACGAGCGGGGCCATTCCTNCGGCGATCGAATGAGTAAGAAACGACTCGAAATCGAAGACGACAGGCAATGGGTGCTCGACATCCAGTCGCTCATGGAGACCGAGTTCGGGCGCCGGATCGTGTGGCGGCTGCTGTCGCAGATCTGCGGCGTCTTCGACGCGACGTTCTCCTCTGACGCGCTCGTGATGGCCTGGAAGGAGGGCCAGCGGGAGGTGGGTCTGCGCCTCATCGAGGAGATCCAGAAGTACGCGCCACACGACTACGCCCGGATGATCGGCGAGCGAATGCAGCGGATCGAGGAGTTCAACAAGGCCGAGAAGGCCAGGGAAGCCAAGCAGAGGGAAGAGATCGATGGCTGACGAAAACAAGATCTCGGCCGAAACCCAGGCCGACGAGACCACGGATAGCAAGGGGACGCTGTTGACGAATCCCCCTCCTTCGGGGGAAGATGGAAACAGCCAGAACGGCGCCGATCCGGCGGCTGGCGGCGAGGCAAAAGCCCAGGAGCCCAGCCAGTCGATCGAGATCAAGCTGCCCGATGGCGTNNAGGTCGACGAGAACTTTCTCGCGGCGGTGAAGGCTGCGGCCAAGAATTCCGAGAGCGCGCAGGCGCTCGTGAATGCTTGGCTCGACGCCATGGAGGCCGCGAAGAAGAAGTNCGAGGCCGCTCTCCAAGAAAAAGAGANGCGATGGCTCGAGGAGTTGCGAGCCGATCCCGTCTANGGCGGNGCCAAGTACGCCGAGACGATCGCCAATGCCCAGCGCGCGTTTCAGCNCTTCGGCGGTGACGAGCTTCGGGAGTACTTGGAGACGNCCAGGGANGGCAACAACCCCGTGCTCATCAAGACCTTCGCCAACATCGGCCGCGCTCTGCGGGAGGATTCGATCGCGGGCACGACCGACCAGGGGGCGGAGATGTCCGACGATCAGAAGGCGCTTCGGGAGCTGTTCCCGAAGATGGCCGAGCAACTCGAACAGGAAGGAAGGATCTGAAAAATGGCTGTCTTGCAGACTGAGATGTTGACCCTTGCGGATTACCACAAGCGCAAGGATCCCAAGGGCGGCATCACCCAGCTCATCGAGCTGACCACGAAGGAGAGCGCGATCTTCAAGGACGCGCCGTTCTACCCCTCAAACAAGGAGGACTGCGANCAGGTCACCGCGCGGACGTCGCTGCCGTCGGCAGACGCCTGGGGTCGGATCAACAAGGGCACCAAGCCCACGAAGACCGACGTCGACAGGTGGCAGGAGCCGATCGGATTCAAGGAGTTCCTGATCGCGCTCGACGCCCGGAACAACCCGGCTCCCGGCGCGCTCATGCAGATGCGAGCGCAGGAGCTTGCGGGGCACGCCGAGGCAATGGCCCAGGGGTGGGAGCGGGCGTTCTTGTACCACAACGTGGACGAGAACCCCGATGGCATCATGGGCCTCATCCCGCGCCTCGACGACATCAACAACCCGCAGATCCGGCAGCGGGTCATCTCGGNAACGCCAGGTGCGAAGGGGGTCGACTTCACCTCGGCGCTCCTGGTGTGCTGGGGGCCCAAGAAGACCTACGGCGTCTTCCCGCCAGGCTTCGCCAAGACGGCGGGGCTTGAGCACGAAGACATGGGCAAGGTGATGTGGGAGGACGGCGAGGGCGGCAAGTTCCCGGCCTGGGTTTCGATCCTGCGGCAATGGGCTGGCCTCGTCGTTGCCGACATCCGGTCGGTGGCGCGCGCGCAGTTCAAGGTGTCCACGCTCGACGCCAAGGACACCACGGTCCGCGACACCCTCATCCGCATGATCCACAGGGTGAAGCTCTCGGGGATGGGCCGGCCGGTCATCTACGTCCATCCGTACCTGGCCGAGATCCTGGATCTCCAGGCTGCGCACGGAATGACGCACCTGAGCGTCAAGTCCTACATGGGCGAGGAGCTGGTGCACATCCGCGGGATCCCGATTCGCGTCACCGAGGCCCTCTCCACGTCCGAGACGTCGGTCGAGGGCGCTGCCTGATTTAGGGAGGCTCGGGGCTTCGCCCCTGGCCTCCTGAAACGCTAACCCGTTCGGAAAGGAAGAAGAGATGATCACGGATCACAGGTTGGTGTTTTCGGACGATCAGGACTTGGCCCAGTCCGCGGGAACGTACCTTTCGACGAACGTTCTTCCGCTCGGGGAGTCCGACAGCCATCCTCGCGGTGGTATGCCCGTGCGCGACTTCGGGCGCGGCGGCGGGATGGCCATCCTGCTCCAGGTCACCGAGACGTTCGCCGGCGGCACGAGCGTGCAGGTGCAGCTCGTGCAGGCCGACGACGCGGCAATCAGCCAGAACGTCACGGTGATCGCCGAGACCGGCGCCATTCCGGTCGCCTCGTTGGTGCAGGGTTACAAGTTCCCGCTCACCCAGGTTCCCGCCGGTACGCGCGGACCATACATCGCGTTCCGCTACGTGCTCGTGGGCAACTTCACCGCTGGGAAGATTCGAGCGGAGCTCCTCCTGAATCTGCCGGACCCTCATCCGTTCGACTGATTCGACGACCTCGCCCCGCCAGGAACATTCACCTGGTGGGGCTTGTGTGGGTGGAGAGCGAAAATGCCGAAGTACCGCATTCACGAATGGCACTACACGCGTAATCAGTCGTATCCGCCGGGCTCCATTGTCGAGTACCCGGAGAC